TAAGAAACTTCCAAAAATCTAACTAAATTAATGAGGCATTTCGGAGGTTCTTAACATAGCGATAAACCATAACGAAGAAATCAATAAAGCACTAAGGATGCCTACGAAGCATCATATCTATCCGCAACTGCTAACCCATTCCACTGGGCAGCGAGAGATGTTGGTGCTGATGGAAATGCATTAAGAGTATCAGTAATTGATAAAGGTGCTGACATAACACTAGTACTTGATGGTGCTTTAACTACTAGCACAATCGGTACTCAAGTTCAGAATACAGCAGGTACTAAGAGTGGTTACATCTATGCGTGGGATGCTACTACTAACTCAGTATCATTAATTACTTCTGATACTTGGGATACTTCAGACGTTGTTGAGAACGGTGTTACTGATAGAAATATCTCATCAGTTTCTGACTGGTACGACAATCAGTTCGTATTCACAGGACTTAAGTGGTCAGCAATTGCTCCTAGACCTGGCACTTCTCCTTATGTTGCAGCACGTAGTGGTGCAAACGATGAAATGCACGTCGCAGTTTGGGATGCTACTGGTGTTATTACAGGTTCTCCTAATACATTACTTGAGAAATTCTCATATGTTTCTAAAGCAAACAATGCTAAAACTCAAGGGGGTGCAGGTAACTACTACCCAAATGTAATACTTGAGAAGAGTTCATTTATTTACTGGGGTGCTCACGAGACAACAGTATATGATGTAAGTGCTAACCAAGCAGCTACAGGTGGTAACATTGCAGGTACTGGTAACGCAGGATCAGGAAGTACAACAGTATTTGACTTGTTTGCTTCTACCTATGTAACAGGTGCTGGTGGAAATCCTGACAACACATATGTGTTAGCAAAAGGTGCTGAGACAGGTACTGCATCATCAGGTGAAATTATCATTGGACTTCAAGAGTTCGCTGATACTGAAACAGTTTCAGTTGATTATATCCTCATGGGTCCTGGAGACAATAGTAGTAAAGGAAACACACAGTCAATTGCTGCTACAATATTAACCATCGCTTCTGGTAGAAAAGATTGCATTGGTTTCTTATCTCCATTTAGAGGAGACGTTGTTGGAGTAACAAGTTCCACAACACAGACACAAAACATAGTAGACTTCTACTCTAACATGCAAGCAACATCATTCGGTGTGTTTGATAGTGGTTGGAAGTATGTCTACGACAGATTTGCTGACAAGTACAGATACATTCCATGCAACGGAGACATTGCAGGATTATGTGCTGCTACTACTGCAAACGGATTACCTTGGTTCTCACCAGCAGGTTTAAACCGTGGTGCAATTAAAGGTGCTATAAAACTAGCATACTCACCAACTAAATCCGAAAGAGATACATTATATCAGAAGAGAATTAACCCAGTCACCAGTCTTCCTGGTCAGGGCATTCTACTCTTCGGTGACAAAACAGCTCTCGCTTCACCATCTGCATTTGATCGCATCAACGTCCGTCGTCTTTTCAACGTGATAGAAAAGACAATCGGTAATGCTGCGAAGGGGGTACTCTTTGAACTCAATGATGAATTCACACGTAACAACTTCAAGAATGTTGTTGAACCATACCTTAGAGGTGTACAAGCCGAAAGAGGTATCACAGACTTCTTGGTTATATGTGATGACACCAATAACACAGGTGCAATCATTGACGCGAACGAATTTAAGGCTGACTTCTATATCAAGCCTGCACGTTCAATCAACTTTATCACACTGACTTTCATAGCAACACGTACTGGTGTTAGCTTTGAGGAAGTCATCCCTCGCAGATAATTAACGGAGCATTTTAAAAATGGCAACCCCACTAGGTATTTTAGAATTCCAGAAAGCAATTAGAGGCGGTGTACGTCCTAACCTTTTCTCGGTTTCACACGCTTGGCCACAAGGAACTTCCTTGTCAGAGCCAGTTATTGATGGTGTAGCAGCATCTAAAGGATCTGCTGTTACATACATGTGTAAGTCTGCTGCATTGCCAGCAACTAACGTAGGAACAGTTGAACTTCCTTTTAGAGGAAGAGTTATCAAAGTTCCTGGCGATAGATCTTACGAAACATGGACAGGTACATTCTATATGGACGATGCATTTGCATTAAGAAGTGCATATGAGAAATGGATCGAACTAACTAACGCAGTTGACAAAAACACTGCATCAACAGACATAGTTGATACATGGGTAGACATCCAAGTAACACAACTAGATAAGTTTGGTGGTACAGGTGCTGCTGATGGTAAGTTAACAGAACTACGCACATACAATTTGGTTAGTGCTTGGCCTGTATCTGTATCACAGATTTCACTTGCTTATGACAACAACGATTCATACGAAGAGTTTGATGTTGAGTTTGCATATCAGTACCACACAAGTTCTGGTGGCAAAAACAAGAATAACGTCGTTGAAGTAGCTAGCTAAATAGTAGGTACAAGTACACAATATTATGGCAGAGTTATTCGGTTTCTCGTTTAAGAAGAAGAAGGTTGCGGAGCGTGCCCCGTCTCCCATCCAACCTTCTAGCGAGGACGGAGCTACTAGTTATATTGCAGGAGGTTACTATGGTCAGTATCTTGACCTAGACGGTAACTTCAAGACTGAATATGACATGGTGAAAAAGTATCGTGAGATGGCAATGCATCCAGAAGTGGATTCTGCTATCGAAGATATTTTACATGAAGCTATCGTTGCGGATCAAAACGATAGTCCAGTTGAAATCAACCTTGACAATCTCGATGTGAGTGAGAGTGTCAAAGCAATGATCCGAGATGAATTTAATTACCTCAAAAACCTATACGGTTTTGATACTAAAGCCCATGAAATGTTCCGCAGATGGTACATTGATGGGCGTTTATATTATCATAAAGTAATCAATTTAGATTCACCTGCAGAGGGTATCAAAGAAGTAAGATATATTGACCCATCAAAGATTAAGAAAGTAAGGCAGATAACAAAACCAAAAACTGCAGACGAGTTTATGAAGTATGACTTCGGATCATCTGAGGAATATTTCATATACAATCCAAAAGGATTGAATAATACTTCCGCGAATAGTGGTATCAAGATTGCCAAAGATGCTATCACTTACGTGACAAGTGGTATCATGGACACCAATAGAAATATTGTATTGTCCTATTTGCACAAAGGAATTAAAGTACTCAATCAACTTAGAATGATCGAGGACAGTCTAGTTATATACAGAATATCAAGAGCACCAGAGCGTAGAATATTTTATATTGACGTAGGTAACCTACCTAAAGTTAAGGCAGAACAATACTTACGTGAAGTTATGGGAAGGTATCGTAACAAATTAGTATACGATGCTGCCACTGGAGAGATCAGAGACGACAGAAAATACATGTCAATGATGGAAGATTTCTGGTTACCACGTCGTGAAGGGGGTAGAGGTACAGAAATTACCACATTACCAGGTGGTCAGAACCTTGGAGAATTGACAGACGTGCAATATTTCCAAACAAAACTTTACAAATCGTTAAATGTTCCTGCAGGTAGATTAGATTCTGGTACAGCATTTAACCTTGGAAGATCATCTGAGATCACTAGAGATGAATTAAAGTTCACTAAATTTGTGGGTAAACTCCGCAAGAAGTTTAGTGACATCTTTAATGATACTCTAAAAACCCAGTTAATCCTGAAGAGTGTTATCACTCCTGAAGACTGGGAGGATATGAAAGAACATATCCAGTATGACTATCTTAAGGATAATCATTTCACAGAGCTTAAGAACTTAGAGATGAAGACAGAGCAACTCAATGTGCTTGGTCTTATGGATCCCTTTGTTGGTAAGTACTTCTCCATCAATTATATTCGTTCTGAAGTTCTCGGTATGACTGAGAAACAGATTGAAGAAATGGATATAGAAATGGAAGGTGATCTAGAGGCTGGTAGAGCAATCAACCCAACTGATATAGTCGCTGCTGATCAAGCTCAATTAGATGCAGAAACAGATAATATAGAACTTGATAAGGAAGTTAAGAAAGCTCAAATTGCTAGTCAAAATTCAAAGACTGCAGAAAATGCAGCTAAGGCACAAGAGGCAAAGACCAATGGATCCGCGTCTGCAAAACCTAAAGCTGATAAATAAATTACAGACAACGTTACATTATGGCAACACAAGAACGAGAAATCGTTGATTTACTTTGGGACAATGACAGAGCTGATGCTCTTGATAAGATCAAAGATATGTTACAAGTTAAAGCTGCAGCTGCAGTTGATGCTAGTAAATTAGACGTTGCAAACAAGATGTTTCCGCACGTTCCTGATGATGGCAAACCAACTGGATTACCTCCAGAAGGTGAAGCATCAGCAGATGAAACTGCAGAAGTGATCAACCGCAACGATGAAAACGAATCAGAGGAAAACGATGATGAGACTGATAACGGAACAGAACAATGATATAGAGGTTCTTACCGAAGACAAAGACGGTAAGAGTGCCACTTATATCAAAGGTATCTTCCTACAGACTGAAATTACTAATCGCAATGGACGCATGTATCGTTTCGATAGCATGAACCGTGAGGTCAGTAAGTACAACGAAGAGTTCATCCAACGCGGAAGAGCACTTGGTGAGTTAGGTCATCCAGAAGGACCTACCGTTAACTTGGATCGTGTTTCACATAAGATCGTTGAGCTTTACCCTGAAGGTAAAAACTTTATAGGTAAGGCAAAGTTGTTAGAGACCCCTATGGGTAAGATCGCAAAGAACTTGCTTGAGGAAGGGGTACAACTCGGTGTTTCTTCACGAGGTTTAGGCTCTCTTAAAAAAGAGGGTTCACTCCAAGTAGTCGCTGATGACTTTATTCTTTCTACTGCTGCAGATATAGTAGCAGATCCATCCGCACCTGATGCTTTTGTTGAAGGTATTATGGAAGGAAAAGAATGGGCTTTAGTTGATGGTAAGATTAAAGAAGCACAAATCGAGGCTATCAAGGCATCCCTTGATAACGCACCCTCACCCCAAGAACTTCAAGAAAGAAAGATCTCCGCGTTTGAGACTTTCCTAAGAAGTTTATGATTTATAAATAAATTATAGATTTATACACTAGTTAAAAATCCCGTAGGAGTACAAGTAATGTCTAGTATTGATGAAAAATTCCAAAAGGTGATCGCTGAAAAGACAGCTACTCCTGAGGAAACAATCAAAGAAGATGCAGCAGTTGGTGACGCAGCTATTAAAAAAGGTGCAGTTCCACCTCAACCATCTGACCTTAAGAACGATGCCATAGAGGTAGGCGGTTCTACAAAAGAGAAGCCAGAAGGACCTGATAACGTCGGTGCTAAGGCAGCAGCTCCTGTTGCAACAACAGGTGATTCTACAATCAAAACAAAACCAAGTGGAGCTTCATCAGCAATGCCTGGCGGTCTTTCAGCGAAGATCTTTGATGAAGTAGAAACAGACGGAGAGACAATCTCCGAAGGAGAGATCAGTGAAGACATCAAGGCAGTATTGTCTGGTGCAGATCTTGACGAAGAATTCCAAAAGAAAGCATCTACTGTTTTTGAAGCCGCTGTACAAGCGAAAGTCAACAACAGAATTGAATCTCTTAAGGAAACTGCAGAACGCAGGATCGGTGAAGAACTCGAAGGAATCAAAGAGGAATTCGCAGGTCGCGTAGAGAATTTCCTTTCATATGCTTGTGAAGAGTGGATGACTGAGAACGAAATTGCCATTGAAAATGGATTACGTTCAGAAGTTACCGAAGCATTTATGGACGGATTAAAGAAATTGTTCATCGAATCAAACATCAACTTACCAGACGAGAGTTTGGATGCAGTTGCTGAGATGAGCGAGAAACTTGATGAAATGGAGACCCGACTCAACGAACAGATTGAGAAGAACGTTGGATTGCATGAGAAGGTAGGGAACTATCGTAAAAATGAGATCTTGAATGAGTATTCTAGAGGACTTGCAGAAGTTCAAAAGGATAAGTTTACTTCCCTAGCAGAAGCAGTCGAATTCAAAAACGAAGAGTCGTATCGTGAGAAGCTTGGACAAATCAAAGAGAGTTATTTCGGTGCTAAGAAGCCTGAAGTAGCAGAAGAAATCTCAAATGATGAGCCAGCTAAAGTTGAAGCCATTAGCGAAAGCATGTCTTCGTATGTCGAACAGCTAGCTAAAAGGCTATAGACACTGTAAACACTAACTCAAGAACGGAGTAAAACTCGCATGTTTAATGCAGAAAAACTCCAAGAGAAGTGGGCACCAGTACTTAACCATGATGGTCTTCCTGAAATTAAGGACAACTATCGTAAGTCTGTTACCGCAATCCTCTTGGAAAACCAAGAGCGTGCTCTTCAAGAAGAGCGTAACGTTCTAACAGAGGCACCAACCAACGTTGGTCCTATCAACACACAGACAACTGGAGCAGGTGCTGTATATGGTTTCGACCCTATACTTATCAGCTTAATCCGTCGTGCTATGCCTAAGCTTATTGCTTATGACATCGCAGGCGTTCAGCCAATGTCTGGTCCTACTGGTCTTATCTTTGCGATGAGAAGTAGATATACTAATCAAACTGGTGGCGAAGCATTCTTCGATGAGCCAGATGCACAGTTCTCTGGTACTAAGGGTGGAACTCCTCCTACAGCTACTACTGAGAAAAACCCAGGTCTTATCAACGACGCTTCTGGTGGTGGTACAACTTCCACTAACTATGACCTTGCTTCAAGCAAGTTCGGTACAAGTGATCTAGAAGGACTAGGAGATTCTGCTGGTAATGCCTTCATGGAAATGGCATTTAGCATAGATCGTATTGCTGTTGAAGCAAAAGGTCGTGCGTTAAGAGCAGACTACTCAGTTGAACTTGCTCAAGACTTGAAAGCAATCCACGGATTAGATGCCGAGTCTGAACTAGCAAACATTCTTTCAACAGAGATACTTGCTGAAATCAACCGTGAGGTTGTTAGAACTGTATACAGAGGTGCAAAACCTGGTGCTCAAGCTAACGTAGCTAACGCTGGTGTATTCGACCTTGACGTAGACAGTAATGGAAGATGGTCAGTTGAGAAATTCAAAGGACTTATGTTCCAAATCGAAAGAGATGCTAACGCAATCGCACAGCAAACTCGTAGAGGAAAGGGTAACTTCATCATCACATCAGCTGATGTTGCTAGTGCTCTTGCTATGTCAGGTACTCTTGACTACTCTTCAGGTTTAACAGGTGCTGGCGGTCCTTCCATCGGTGAAGTTGATGACACAGGTAACCTACTTGTGGGTACAATGAACGGTAGAATCAAGGTCTTCGTTGATCCTTATTCAGCAAACGTTTCTAACACTCACTACTATGTTGTAGGATACAAAGGTACATCACCTTATGACTGTGGACTGTTCTATTGCCCATACGTTCCACTCCAAATGTTAAGAAGCATTGACCCATCTACCTTCCAGCCCAAGATTGGCTTCAAGACTAGATACGGTATGGTTGCTAACCCATTTGTTGTTCAGTCTAATGGTACACCTGATGCTGAGGCATTAACTCATGGCATTAACCAGTACTACAGAAGAGTTAGAGTAGCAAATCTAACATAATTGTGGAAAACACCCTAACAATGTTAGGAATTACTAACAGGGATCCTACGGGATCCCTTTTTTTATGATTAAATAGTAGTGTAGGTATACAGAAAGATATGAACGGCAGACTAGACAAAGTTGCAATGACCAACAGGCTTATGCAACTTAAAAGAGAACTGCACTATAAATGTGAGATTGGTGAAAAAGGCAAATGGGAATGTAATGGTGCAAACGAGTATCTAAACAAAACCTTTGATATTCTAGATGAATATTGGCAATGAACCAATCATCTGTTATACTACTGCTATGCTTATCACCTAT